TCCAGTCCAGTAGCTCTTTTGTGCGTTAACCTTGAAGTCAAGAACTTCAAGAGCTTCAACAAGCAGTTCCCGACTGTCTACAGGGACTATAATATCGTCCCCGTATACGGCCACTTCTCCCGCCAACTGCTTCACGTTCCTTAGTGTACACCGTAAGCCTCTGTGCGTAAGCACGGCAGCCAAAGTGATACTGAGAAATATGAGGCTCTCAACAGGAAAAGTGGTGGCGTTGCCCATGGTTGAGTATTTTCTCAACCGTAGTGCTCTGGGTAGCTTGGAAGCCACCCCTTGCTCTACTGTATGGGTCCGAGACGCCCTGAGGCAGTTTAGTAGTCTCGGGTTCGCCCGAAACATCTGCCCCACGATGTGACAGGAGACTCGGTCACTAGCCGCTGATAAATCAACGGTAGCCAACGAGCCATCCCTAGACCCAGTCGTGCAAAGACGTTGGTTAAGACTTTGGTCGTGAAATCGACAAAAATCGTTAATCCAACTTCCCGCACTTCTAACGTCGAAGTAGTGTCGAGCATTTTGCTGACACCACTGATTCGCACTCGGCTCCGCGGCAATGAGTCGCGGTTTCGAGTAGGTCTTCGGGACACACAATAGTCGAGATCGAAGCTCGTGAGAGCTAATTTCTCGGCCAGAGTGAACTCTGTCTGCCCAACTGCTATGACTATGGAAACCACAGTCGGCAATTGGGTACTCGGATTCCAGGGTATCTGACCAGTTAGTCCAACAGTACTTGTTGGTAGGTCCAGAGTACTCTGAAACAGCACCTGGTCCGTGCCTGAACCACCATAGACCCGGATCATAGGGTCCGAGCGTGGCGGTAACAAGATTTGACACGAAGTCAAGTCTTGCCAGGAGGACCGACAATCGCCTTCGCGTAAGCGGAGGCTGAGACGCAACTCGTCTCGCATAGAGGGGGGATCTACTGAATCCTTCATAGATCTTTACCCCTCGTGTTGCCATGGCTTCGGATCGGTTTGATCCTTGGTCCACTGACGAAACTGTTGTTCCGTCATCGGTCCTAGGACTTCCGACCGTGTGTAGTTGCCCGGGCCCGGATGGACCCAGTCCACTACCTGGTGAAGAGTATCCCTGTGTGGGATATTCGCCGCCAGTCTGGCAAAGAGAGACATTTTGAGGAATGCTGGCAAGTGGCCCTGATGGGCCGCTATTGCCATTATCGCATCCTCCGCGATCTTGCTCAGCTGAGTCAAGAAAGCTGTTGGATCCGACGCATCCCTCGGCGTCTTGGGTTTCCCAGAACCTTTCGGGTTCCGGGAGCTCCTTGTCGACCGCGAAGAACTCAACGACTTCTTTTTCGTTGGCTTTCGCGGAGCAAGCGAGGTTTCCTTTCTTGAATGCCTTCGTGAGTTGGCGGACGAAGAAAAGAGCTTCGACATTGCAATCCTCCTTCAGTTGACCCGAATCGTGAAAAACCAGTAAGTAGAGTCCCCTAAGAAACTTAGGAATCACTACTTTATTAGAGTACCTCTTGGTTAGAGGCAGCCCTGATAAACTGTACTGGCCGCATGACAAACACTGATCAAGGTGTTTGCCAATCTCAGGGAGGTCTTCGAGAAAAACTCGAATTCCCCTATGAGCCACGGTTCTCTGGAGACGGGCGAGATCTCTCTCGAATTCGTCTCTCAGGGTCGGGAATGAGTGAGAGGCATCTTCCAAGATGCCTTCCCACAAGTTCTGGAGTTCCCTGACATGGCATTTAGACATAGTCACCCTTAAAAAGTGGCAAATGTCCCATGCTGTCAGGCCT